CTTTCTCATTTGCGAGGTAAATTATTCTTGCCATTTTATGACTATCAAAGTCGGTAGCCCCCGTACTCTCTTTGTATGCGTCGAGCAGTTGCCTTAACGGGCTGTTCAGCCATGACTGTTTGGGAGAGCCAGACTTTGTGAGCGGCTCTTCTGGTACGCCGCGCATGCTACTCTTGCCCGGTTTGCCTTGGCTAGGAAAAATACTCTGGTTATTTGCAAAGTCAATAGCGGCGATCAATCCTTCAATGTGAGGAAGGTTAACTTTTGCGCGAAGAGCGTCTGCGAACCGGTCAGTCGTCTGTGCCAAACTAGGTCTTTCTGGGATTCCAAAATCTAGTCCATGTCCGGTGGTACCTTGAATAACTGCTTTGGGGATCCTAATTAGTTTATTGTTATGTCCATCGGCGCTGTGGTAGAGGATGTTACAAATATTGTCTGCGCTTAAATTATAACGGTAGAATTTGATAAGGCCAGATCTGTTTGTGCTCTTGCCAACGAGATCCTTGGTCGCGACAACATACTGCATAGGTCGTCGTGTGAGGTCGCCAACAAGATCATTATAACTTCCACCAGCCTTCACTGTTTTTTCGGCGTATAGCTTCAAACTGATGGGAGTTCCATCTTTGGCAGTGAGGTCTGCAATCGTTGTGGCGCCAGAAGCAGGGATCTGGGCTCCGCCTAGAAGTACAGCCAGGAAAGCCTCAAAGTTAAATCCAGCAGAAGACGCATTGAAGTTGGTAATAACAGTTGTCAGCGTCTTGAAGAACACTAGGTAAGATATCGTTGAGGCGATGCGATCGCCGGGTGTAGCGCCTTGGGAGACTAAGTTTTGGGCTTGCTCCGGGCTGCTTAACATCGTAGATACATGTTGAAGCTTTTCCTCCAGATCGCTACCTTGAATCTTCTCGAGCCATTGCTGGATTTCTTGTCTTGACGCTGCTGCGCTAGCATCATTGCTCTCTAAATTAGCCCAAGCCAGTTCTCTCACTGCTATGGATGGAATGGCGCGTTGAGAAACTTCGGTGATAGTCTTGGACGTTGGGGCGTCCATTATCTCTTCAATCAAAGACATGAGTATAGTAGGGTCCAAGAAGGTTTTCATGTTCTTTTCGTACTCTTCTTGTATAATCTTATGTAAGTCTGACATATTAGTCCTCTTTAAATTATGTGGTCGGCGATACCATACTCAACCGCTTCTTCTGCAGATAAATAGATGTTAACCTTGCGTTCCAGCATTTTTTTAAGCTTAGTCTCGGTTAATTTTGTTTCCGCAACCAAGCAGTTGATGTACATCTGTTGAAGATTTTCTATTGCGTCCATCTCATTCATCATATCATGCAAGCTACCAGCATTACCGCCCATCACAGAATGAATCATGACTCGGCAGTTCTTCCCGATAAAGCGGCTTCCTTTTGTGCCGGCGGCGAGTATCAAAACTCCAGCAGACATAACCTTTCCGAGCCCACACGTGTGTATCTCTGTTTCACTGCGAATGGCGCGCATAAGATCGTACAGCGCAAACATATCGTCAGCATTACCCCCATAGGTGGAGATATAAAATAAGATAGGGCGATGAGTGCGAGGATCCTCATTCATGTGATTGAGTTCATTAAGGTATAGCAACGCGTGGCTAACCTCGGCAATCTTCTCGGATGAAACCTCGGCAAATAGTCCTATGGTGCGTAAGTCGGGCTCTCTTTTCTGTGTTGGGGCTGGTGGGTGTTTTTGAGCCTCTTCGTTGGATATCAGCTTTTTTATCTTTTTAATCATAATGCAACCCCTTCCTTGCTACTTGTTACTTTTCTAAATAGGTGCTCATGATGACATTTCTATTGGATTCTAAATAATTCATTGCAGAACTCCAGTCAGTATAGGGAACCACTCCTTGGAAAAAATCCGGATGAACCTCCAAAAGCAGCGATATTGAGCGCTTCTTAAATAATTCAATTTCTAAATCTAAATTCTCTTCATAAATCTTCAAATTGCGTTCGGAGATATCTTTTTCTCGTAAGTCTTTAAGGCAAAGAACTCGAGAATGTTCAAAATTCTCCAAAGCGCGAGTTAAAAGAAAGAGCGAAACAAGATTTGACATCTGTATAAGCTGAATACTAAGTCTTGCTGATTTGAGATAATAAAATACCTTGCAGGTCAAATACCCAAAGATAAAGACCAGCGTCATTAATAAATAATTCATAATTCTCTATAAAAAAATAACCATCGCCTTAAGAGGTCGATGGTTATATCTTAACACTCTCGTATTATTTTGTCAACTATTTTGTGAGCCTCTTCATGATTCTTTCGGCTAGTTGGTCGACAACTTCTGCTTTGCGTCCCTCTCTTTGGAGGCGCACAGCAACGCGTCGAGCGACTTCAGCGACCATTGCAGCCTCTGGGTCTTCTTCTTCTTCTGAGCCAAATTCAAGTTCTTCACCTCCTTCTTCGGCCTCTCCCGGGAGATCGCCCATTGGCTCCATTTCTACTGCTGCAGCGTCCATTTCTATGTCTTCTTCTCCGCCGAGTTCGTCTCCGGCTGCTGGAGCTTCTTCAACATCGACCTCGATGCCGAGGACTTCTTGAGCGACTGCTGCCACTTGCGTCATAAACTCGGCAAATTTAGCTTCCACCGCTGGGTCTGCTTCAACGGACATGTCGTCCATTGGCTCGTCCATTGGCTCGTCCATAGGTTCCTCCATTGGCTCGTCCATTGGTTCGTCCATTGGTTCGTCCATAGGCACGTCATCCGCAGGTCCGAGTTCTACCTCGGCCTCTACTTCTTCTTCATCGCGAGCGCCGGGATAAGGCGGCGCTCCCATTTCTTGAATTCTTTTTTCCCCTACGGGGCGCATATCAGCGAGCTTCATGAAGCGGCGAAGTTCGCTCTCGGTTAACAAAGTCTTACGAGCCATTATAAAATCTCCTTGTTTATTTACATAAACTCATCAATAAATAGTAGTACAAATGTCAATGTGCCTAAAACTTAATAAGGTTTCTCAACTAGATGTTTTTTAAGTTTCGCGAACGCCTTGGTTTCAATCTGTTTTACTCTCGCAAAAGAGATTCCTAAACGCTCTGCAATCTGTCTTAAGGTCATAGGTTTTTGATCATTGTTATAAATAGCCACCAATGTGCAATTGCTATCTTTTTCATAATTAATCCACATTTTACATTCTGTGAGTGGGCAATTTAAGAGATTCTTTCGGCAACAGCGGGCGCATTCTGTGAGTCCGTCATTCTTTTTCATAAGTCCGGGTGCTCTTGCTCAATAAGGTCAAATATGTTTTCTATATCACCTTCGTTAAAGCCGAGTTCGTTCATTGTCGCTTCTCCTTGATCGCGGAGGCGGCGAGATTTCTTTTTAATCCTCGGAGACTGCTCTTTCACTTCGTCAACAAACTGTTGCAACACGGGATCGTCATTAATGTAGCCGGTAATGATTGCTCTAAAGAATTGCCCCTGTTTAAACCCATCGTGTTTGAGTTTAAGAACAAGCTTGGCGTGACGATGTTCGTTGTCTGAAAATACCACGCGCTTATTGAGCTTACCATAGCCTGCTTCACCTTCATCGCTCATCACCAACTCCTCGACAGGATATGTGTCCTACTCTCGCTCAATCCTGATGTAGTCTGTCTTACAAATTGGGCTTTAGCCTGGAGTTCCACAATCGTTCGGGCGCCTGAATAAGATAGTCCAGAACGAATTCCTCTCTCAATATCTTCCAATACTGCACCCACAGGTCCGCGGTACGGAACACGCGTTGCAACTCCCTCAAACGAAGAGTATTTACCTCGCCAACAAATCTGTGCCTCTTTGCTGGCCATTCCCCTGTAAGCTTTCCATTGTGTTCCATCGGGGCTCCTCTGTAGTGGTCCTGGAGTTTCGTCCGTGCCCGAGAGCAAAGAGCCGACCATCACTGCATCTGCGCCGGCAGCCAAGGCTTTCACCATATCACCAGAGTTCTTAATGCCACCGTCAGCGATGATCTTTACATCACGGTCGGTCTTGGCGCACTCGAAGATTGTCTGTAAGCCGGGTAAGCCGTGGCCGGTCTGAATTCGTGTGGAACAAATAGAACCACCACCAATATTACAGCGCACACTATCTGCACCCCAATCCGCGAGATCGTTGACCCCTTGGAGAGTTGCGACATTTCCTGCCATGATGTGTACACTATCGCCAAACTCATTTCGAAGTTTCTGAAGCGCGCGTTTCACCATCGCATGATGACCGTGAGCTACATCAACACAGAAAAAGCCGGCGCCGGCGGCGATCAACTGGCGTGCTCTCTCCAAATAGTCTCCATTAACCCCAATCGCCGCACCAATTTGGGGGACAGCCCCTGTTTCTAACATAAGCTGGTGTATTTGTTCACATTGGGAAGCGGGGGTATTGTAGCGGTGAACCACACCTGTACCGCCGGCAGTCGCCATGGCTAGCGCCATGCGAGTGCCCGTGATAGTATCCATCGGCGAAGCAATAATAGGCAACGTTAGCTTGATATTCTTTCCTAAATCGGTGCCAATATCAATCTCCGTGCGAGAGTCGATGTCCGAATACTGGGGAACCAGGAGTACATCATCGTACGACAGGGCCCTGTTCATTTGTCTGCCTTTTTCTTCTTTTTGGTCTTCTGTGATTTTCGGAAAGTTGGCGACCTTGCCGCCAAGTCTTCTTCGGTGATGGCAGCTTCCTTTGCCGTGGGGTCAGAGGGAATCGGTGCTGGCGGGGCGACCGGTGGCGGTAAGTATGTAGTTTGCACTATTCTGTAGGTGTGTTCCAAGAGAGCCACTGCTTTGGCATGCTCTACGATGTCATTAAAATAAACTTCGTCTTTAATAGAAGATAGCGGACTCTCTAAATAAGCATCAATGATAGCCTTATGTTCTAATAGTTCCGCTCGTAACTTCATTAAGGCTACTTCTACGAATTGTTGTCTTGCTGTACTCATGAATTGTACCTCTTCTTTAGTCTCGGAGTTGTTTTTCAAGGCGCGCGCGTTCTTTAGCGGCGCCTGCACCTTCTCCGAGGAGCGCATCTAGCTTATCTAGTTGCTGTTGTGCGGTGCGGTTTGAGCGCTCAAAGGCTCTCCCCTCGGCGGCCTCGCGGCGCCTCTGTCTGTCTGCTGGTCCTCTTCTCATTGTGCTTCCTTTATTTTATGCAGCATGG